TATCTGCAACTGTTGAGCCTCGACTCCGGAAGCGTCACGGTGCAAATCCAGGAATGCGCGACCGAAGGCGGCTCTTATGTGAACATAGTCACGTTCTCGACTGTGGCGGCGGCTGCGGCCCCGGCATCGGAGAGGCTGACGATGGAAGGCACCGTTAAGCGGTACCTGAAAGTGACGACAACGGGAACATTCAGCAACGCGAAAATTGCAGTGGGATTCACTCGACTTTAGGAGGTCGAAATCATGGCGAAGCAAACTGGTTTGGGCGACTACCTGGCCGTGGACGATTCCGGCGGGACCGTCAGGGATATCAGTAATGACATCGGGGACTACGGGATCAACATCGCGCAGGAGTTGATCGAAACGACCGGCCTCGACAAGTCCGCGAGGGAGCGGATCACGGGCATGAGCGACGGCGACGTCAGCCTCAACGGATACTTCAACGCGACATCGAACAAATCGCACGACGTGTTCAAGACGCGGACGGGGACGCGGACGTTCGACCTCCGAGTCGGCGGCAACACGTCGTCGAACCCGAAGTTGGCGATGGAGATGCAGATCGCGAGCTACAACATTTCGCGCGGGTCTGACGGCTCACTGACCTGGGCGGTCACGATGAATCTCGCCGACGGCACATCTCCGACCTGGTCGACTGTGGCCTAATGGTCATCAGCACGAACGGAGTCAAACCGTACACGCTCGTGCGCCGGCGGGCGGTGCTGGTCTTCGCGCAGCCGGAATACGAAGGGCTGCGCATCGAGGCCCGACTGGACGTTGACCTTCGCACGTTCCTCGACCTGCAAATGCTCTCCGGCGCAGGGACGACCGACAGCGATCCCGAAAGCCTGCGGGCCGCGTTCACGATGTTCGGCGATCAGATTCTGGACGCCTGGAACCTGCACGATGAGGACGGCACCGTGTTGACTGCGGACGCGGCGGGGTTCCTGTCGCTGCCGCCAACGCTCGGCACCGCGATCCTCGGAGCCTGGAGCGAGGCCGTGACCTCGGCGGGGGAAGTCTTGACCTCGGAATAGCCCGTTGGAAGGCCGTCCGAGGCGGCACGTATCAGGACGGCACGCCGATCACCAAACCGCTTGAGTTACAGACGGCAGAGGTGGTCGACGGCATTTGCCAGCGGTATAGCTGCCTGCCGTCTCAGGTTCTGGGCGAGGACGTGGGAATCTTGCGGTTGTTGGACATCGTCGAAAAGGGCCGAATCGAGGACAAAGCGAGTGGCTAACACAGTTACAGTCACGGTTGACGCCGACACGTCAGCGGCTCAGAAAAACGTCAAGGGCATGGGCGAGAAGTTCCGCACAGCCATGAAAGGCGTCGCTGTAGCAGCCGGCGGCCTCTCGTTGGCAGCCGGAGCGGCTGCAAAGCTCGGCCAGGAATACCAGGAAGCAACGAACACGATCGCCGCCGGCACCGGCGCGACCGGAGAACAGCTTGAAGGGCTGACTCAGTCGTTCAGGGACGTCTGGGCCACCGTCCCGCAGGACGCAGCGGACGTGGCAAGCGCGATTGCCGACGTCAATACCGAGATGGGCTTAACGGGGAAGCCCCTGGAAGACGTGACGACGGCGTTCCTCGATGTCTCGCGAGCCATGGGCGAAGAGGCTGCGCCCCTGATCAAGTCGGTCGCAGACGCCATGATCGCATTTGATACTCCAGCTTCAGACACCCGTACCGTGCTGGACAAACTAACGACCGCCTCCCAGAACGCGGGCGCTCCAATGTCGACCCTGGCCCAGACGATGGTCGATTTTGGCCCTCAACTCAACGACCTCGGCCTCCCGATGGACGACGCCATTGCGCTGATCGCGAACATGGAGGGCGCAGGGCTTAACGCCGGCAAAATGATGCCGGGGTTGAACAAGGCAATCGGGACGTTGGCGAAGGAAGGCGTCACCGATATCTCGGCGGGTCTTCAGGACATGATCGACGGCATCCAAAATGCTGAAACCGACAGCGAGGGTCTGGGCTTGGCAGTGGACGCCTTCGGAGCCGGTGCGGGCATCCGATTCAAGGACGCCATCGACAAGGGCGTCTTTTCGCTGGACGCTATGATCGAGGCAATGGGCAACTCCGAAGGCAAGGTCGCCGACCTCGGAGCTACAACCCTGACCATGAGCGAGAAGTTCGACATATTCAAAAACCGCGCCAAGGAAGCATTGGTTCCGTTCGGCGAATTCGCAAACATGATCGGCCCGATGATCATCGTAATCCCAACGCTGGCGACCGGTATAACGGCCCTGGCGGCCTCGCAGATGGTCGCAACGGCAGCGACGTGGCTCCAGACTGCCGCCATGACTGCGCTGAATTTCGCGATGGGGCCAATCGGCCTGATTATCCTCGGAATTGTGGCAGCGATAGCGGCAGCGATCCTGATTTTTAAAAACTGGGACACGATCATCCAGACGTTGCGGGAAACTTGGGAGACGGTTTCCAGCGCGATCTCCGAGGCGTTCCAGACATATTTCGCGTTCCTGCTCCCAGGCGGGGCGTTGTTCAACGCGATTGACACGCTCAAGGCCATATGGGCCGAGGTCTGGGGGGCGATCAAGGCCACCTGGGACACGGTGACGGGTGCGATCTACGATGCATTCAACTCCAAGTTCGGCTGGCTGTTGCCGGGGGGCATCCTCATCAAGGCGATCCAGGGGATTCGGGAGAACTGGGAGGCCATATGGGCAGCGATTGAAATCCTCGCCATCGTCGGCTGGGAGAAAATCTCGGAAGCCTTCGATAAGTATTTCGGCTGGGCGCTTCCTGGCGGGGCTATCCACGAGGCACTGATCGAGATCAAGGCCGCATGGGATAGCATCTGGGACGGGGTGAAATCTAAGTTCAACACGCTCTCCAAGGCGATCCAGAAGGTATGGACGGACTATTTCGGATGGCTGCGGCCAGAGGGGGCTATCCATAACGCGCTGAAGCGGATTAAGGAAACCTGGGACTCGACCTGGGACGGTATCAAAGGGACGTTCACCACGATTGGCGCTTTCATCGAGTCCGTCTGGACGGATTATTTCGGGTGGATACGCCCAGGCGGGGCCGTCTTCAACGCTCTGGACGCGTTCCGAGACAAGTGGTCCGCGATCTGGGCCGCGGTCAAGGGCTTCGTCAAGGGTCCGGTCAACTTCATCATCGACGGTGTCAATAAATTGATCGATTTGCTGAACGCCATCGAGTTGGGCTGGGAGCCGAAGAAGGTTCGCGGAGTGACGGTCATCCCTGGGTTTACGTTCGACCCGTTCAACATCCCCCACATTCCGAAACTGGCCGCTGGCGGCATCGTCCGGTCTCCGACACTGGCGATGATCGGCGAGCGCGGCCCAGAGGCTGTCGTGCCGTTGGGTGCAGGCAGCGGAGCGGGCGGGATCACGATCAACATTCTCGGCCCGACGTATGGGCTGGACGATTTCGAACGGCGCGTTGCCGAGGCCGTCCGCGACGGCGCGAGGCGTGGCGGCTTCCAGGGCATCTTGCAGACAGCATAGGAGTACATCATGGCAGGTGAATTCGCCCACGGCTCCGTCGGAACGGAGCTAACTCAGGCCGAATGGGAGGCGGTCGGGGCGCACGTCCTCGACTCTCAGGCCACCGGCGACATCGTCTATGCGTCATCGGCATCGCAGTTGGTCCGACTGGCGCGGGGAAGCGATACGCACGTCCTGACCCTGGCGTCCGGCGTCCCGTCCTGGGCCGCGCCGGCGGCGGCAGCGGCTGGATCATTAACCGGTGCGACCCTGGCGAGCGGCGTGACGGCATCGAGCCTGACAAGCGTCGGCACTATTGCCACGGGCGTGTGGCAGGGAACGGACGTCGGCGTGGCATACGGCGGCACTGGCGTGTCGACCCTGGCCGACAATGCTGTCCTGACTGGCACCGGCGCGAGCGCGATCACGGCGGAAGCGAACCTTACGTTCGACGGCTCCACCCTGACCCTCGACGGCGACCTAACATTCACCGGGGCGCAGACCATCAGCACCTCGTCA